TTCTTTTAGGAGAATCATCCTCATCATCATCAACATTTGTTAATGTATCTTCGTCATCCTCATCATCGTCATCATCTTTAGATTCATTAAACAAAGCTTCCAATTCTTTATAAGATAAAATCTTCAAAATTTTATCTAAATCACATCCTTGATCTAATATATCCCAACCATATTGTTCTTCTCTTTTTACAAAATCAATACGACCAGCATCCGCAAAAGGTTTACTATTGCCCATAGTAGAAGATAACCATCTTACTTTTAATGATTTGCCTTTTTCGGGATGAGGATAATTTTCTTCATCTCTATTTTCTTCTAATTCTTCAGCTAATAATTTAGAAAATAAATATTGACTAACATCAAATATATGAGGGACTTCTTCATATTTTCTAGAACCTTTTGGTATTACTAAATACAAGCTTCTAGCTTTTGCTTTTAAAGCATCTGTATCTGCTTTATCAGCTCCTTCTTTCATTAATTTATTCCTATATTCACAAATAGGGCATTTTTTATTAATAGTAGATAAGCATACAACTGATTCATTATTAGCACCAATTCCAGTATGTCTGAAAAAAGGTCTAACAGGATAAGGATCCCCAACCAATGCTACTTCTTTTTCATCATTACGATCTGGATGTTTTGGATCAGATACAATATAAGGAATAATGTCAAAGGTTGTTTTAGAACCTGGAGCAGGAGCCCATGTGCTTACATCTTTTGGTAGGTTTAAATATCCAAAACTTGATGAAGCTTTTTGTCGGTTTATTGCAGCATCTGCTACTTTACCGCTAAATGAAAAATTTCGTTTTTTTCTTTTTGCCATCACTTTACAATTTAAATGTTATTATTAATTACGTTCACGCTTTCTTTTTGGTTTTAAAGTTTGAGCTACTCTGGCCTTTATTCTATCTTCTTTTGCTTTTCTTTCTTCTGTTAAGTTTCTAGGCATCTTTGGGCCAGCAAAGTATTCTTGTCCATGTAGTTTTACTAAATTCTCCAAAGCAACTTTTCTAGTAAAGCTTATTTCATTCTTTGCTATTTCAGCCATACTTAATTCAAATTGAGCCTCTAATAACTCTTGTTTGGCTTCTTTATGCCTTAAATGCCTTCTGTAATAAGATTCAATGTCAGCAGCATTTGGTTTTTCTTTATTGCAAAATTTCATAGGATTACTATTTACCCTATTGATTAATTCAGCTCTGACAACTTTTACTTTCTCTTCAGCTTCTGAAAGAACATTCTTACATTTAACCCAATGTTTTCCATACTTCATAGCAAGTTCAGCTTGACCACACCACTCTAAATCTAAAGCAGCATCATCAATTTGAATGTCTCTGTCATAATTAATGTCTTTTTCTATCATTTCATTTATTTTAGTTTGATTCACTTACTTTCTTTGGGTATCTTAAGACGCTTGATTCACTTTAATTTATTGGTTATCTTGCAAAATCTGATTTACTTGCTTGTTATAGGTATCTCATATACAATGATTCACTTATTTTTAATTATTGAATAACATGCATAGATCAATTGAGGAAAACCATTATCATAAAAAGGCTCCATACATTCTTCCATTATTAATCCGCATATAGGATTGTCAGCTTTTAATAAAACACTTTGACAATATCCTAAAATTGATCTTCTTATATTTTCTGGTTCTTGTCCTTTTAAACCTTCCAAAATATTTCTAATCTCTTTCCAAGATGATCCTTGTCTAATCAAAGCACGACACAATTCAATAGATTCAGATATTTCCTCTGCTGTTTTTTCTGCTATTTTTAAACGTCTGTCTTCCGGTACAGAAAAAACTTTTTCTAATATTTGAATAGCATTTCTTGGATGTCCTTGAGCATCTAGTATTATTTGTTCATATATTTCTTCTTCCAAAATTTCATTTTCTTTTTTCACTATTCTCCTCAATACGTTCTTCATTTCATTATCTGATAAAAGAGGTACTTGAAATTGCTGACAACGTCCTTTTATCTCTTTTATTAGTTTTTGAGGTAAAGTAGTACAAAGAATAAAATAAACATGAACTGGAGGATTTTCCAATATTTTAAGTAAAGCGTTTTGAGCATCATTTGTCATCTTATGACATTCATCAATAAGCCAGACTCTGCTTTCACTACCTGGATGAATAGGAACATATCCACTATTTTTTCGTATTTCTCGAACAGTATCAATACCTCTAAAATCAGCTGAATCTATTTCATGTAGATCAGATTCATAGCATTTTAAAAGTTTTGCTAATATTCTTCCAATAGTAGTTTTCCCACATCCAGTTGGGCCATGAAATAAAAAAGCATGAGAACAAGTTTCTTTATTTTCTAGCATGGTTTCTAAAGCAGTAATAGTATCTTGATTACCTTTAATTGCTTTAAAATTTCTTGGACGATATTTGTTATATAAACTCATAATTAATAGTATTTTATATAATATTATACAATTGATTTTTTAATTAGCTAAATAGTATTTTTCTTTATCAGCCCACGAACCATCAATAGGACTTAATTCTATATCAACATCTAATGGGACATTAATCCAACTCCAAGCTTCTTTTAAATCAACACAAGTTACTCTTTTTATCAATTTAATTGCTCTTTTTAATTCACTTGGATGAAGGTCTATTAAAATAGAATCATGTATTTGTCCTATCAATCTAGACTTCCATTTGCCTTCTTTAAAGATTTTATTTAATTGAATAAAAGACCAAAGTAAACAATGAAAAGCAGCTCCTTGTATAGGGTAATTAATTACATCATTTTTCCCCATAACTCCACTACATCTAAATCCTGTAAAAAGATCAACATATCCTTTTTTCTTATACAAGTTCCACCAGCGTTCTTTCCATCTAGCGTAATGAGAGAAACGATCTTCCCAAAAAGATTTTTCTATTTCTCTTAAATGATTTTCAAACTTTTTTAATGAAGTTATGTTATTATTAATAAAATGATCTGCTAATGTTCCTTCCGGCATTGAAATTCCTTCACCTTCTCTCCATTTTCCTTGTCCTAATTTTCCCCATTCACATGCTAAACCAATTGCACAATTCTTATAATAACTTCCATAAAATTCAGGAAACACAAAACCATTTTTTGTAGCATCTCTTAATACTTTATGCTCTGGAATAGATTTATCAAAATCATTTATCATAAATATTTCTTTAGTCATATCTGCATGAAAATCATACCCATCACGAATATATTTAAGCATATTGGGGTCTTTATGGTAACAAGCTGCAATTCTTACTTCTAAACCACTGTAATCTAATTCTAAAAATTGATGATCTTTTCTTGGAAATAAAGCTTTTCTGGTTAATAATTTTGATTCTTCATCACGTATTGGAACATTTTGAAAATTAGGAGAATTAGATGAACTTCTAAATGATCGTGGTAAATGTAAATTAAAGAAAGGGTGTATAACACCATTTACTTGTTCTTTAGCAAAAGCTTCTAAATAAGTGTCACGAACTTTTTTTAATTTTTGAGCTCGAATTAGAATATCGAGTTCAGGAATATTCATTTGAGATAAAGCATCATTATCAGTTGATCCTTTTTCAGTTGCTGTTCGTTTTTCTATTTTGATCTTTTTTACTTTATATAAAAAATGAGACAATTGTTCATGAGAATGAATATTTATCTTATTTGTAGTAGAATGTTCCCAATGCTTATATAATTTAGAGTCTTTGAATTTATCTTCTAAATGAAGTATTTTTTTGGTAAGGAATTTTTTCTTACGTTCAACATATTCTACATCAACTCTAAATCCTACTTGTTCAGCATCAGCAAAAGCTAAAGTACCTTCATGTAAAAGATTATAAGCATCTAAAGTATTTGGGTTTATTTTCATTTATGTACAATATATAGTAAAATTCTTATCTGGAGTTACAAAAGTAACCAACCCATATCTTTTACCTGTAGCAGGACAATTAGAACACTTGTACTTGTCGAATCCTCCCCTTTCGGTAACTAAGCTTGTTTTTTGCCAATCGTGTTTGATTCTGGCTCTTTTAGTGGTGTTTCTTACTCTTATTACTTTTCTTTTAACTTCTCCTTTTCTTAAAGATTGATTAAATCTTTTAATTATAAATTTAGCATGTTGAAGATTAGTCATATTATCTACAACAAGATCAGAGACCAATTCAGTCCATTGACGGTTACTTCCTTTTTCTTTTATTACAGCTATGTAATTAATTTGTTTCATAATTAAAAGGGGAGGAAATAGTTAGAAATTTCCATTTGTTTCATTGCTAATCTATACTCATAGATACTATCATAAGCACAGTATGTTAATAATTTCTTTTTACCTCCAGGCTTTTTTAAAAGAATATCTATTTGATTGATTGCATTAGCACTAGGTTTTGCTCCTTTTGGTTTTAAATAAGGATTAACATCACTATCATAATCTATAATTCCAAATTGAACATAAGCTTGAAATTTTAATCCGGTTATATATTTTCTATTATCTAAAACATGACTCATTACCATAGTGTCCCATATCCAGCTTTTTACAGAAGGTATTCCTAATCTAATCCTGCTCCAAATTTCTTCAAACTTCATATTAGCTGCTATTTTATATATATCAGGATTCATTAGTAAATCTACAAGAGGTTGTCTGGCTCTTTTTGATTTAGGCATCATAAATACATAAGCGTGATTTTCACTAGTAGCTACACTACAACAAACTATTCTATGTCCTTCAGCATGAGGTTTTAATCCAGTAGTTTCATAATCAAAAGCAATATTAGTTCCTTTTCTAATTTCGTTCAATACAGATAAATCTTCTATTATTTCAATCTTAGGTTTTTTATACACGTACAATGGTTGTTTGAGAAGTTGAAAAGCTTCTTTTAAATCTTGAAGCCAAACGGTTTCTTCCACTCCATCTTCTTTAGATCGTTCTATATAATTTGGATGAAAGGTAGGACAAACCCAAGCATTCAAATCCAAATCAGGTATTTGCCATCCTCTCCATCTAGCAACTCCACGCAAATCTTTATTCCATCTATTACCTATGATGCTGTATATAGCAGAATTTCCTAATAAAATGATTAATTTTGGCTGATAAGCATCAATATAATCCAAAGTAATCTTTCTACAACTTTCAATTTCATAATTAGTAGGTGCTCTATTATTTCCTTCTTTATCCAAAGGAATACAATGACAAGCATTTATATTTAAACAATCTTCAAATAAATCAATGCCTAAACTTTTATAAACACGTTGTAAATATTTTCCTGTTTTTCCTTGCCATTGATCTCCTCTTCTATCATCTATTTCACCAGGAGCTTCACCAATATTAAGAATCTTCTTTTTGAAGTTACCGGATGGTTTTAATTTAGGTGATCTTGCTTTTTTATAAAGCCCACAAGACACACAAGAAAACTTTTTTCCGTCAGGTCGTATTTTAGATTGTGTTTCTTTTAAAGTGAAAAATCCTTCATCCATTATTTTTAATTTAAAAAAGCATGGGATGTATGAAAGGAAAATCTTCTGCCTAACTAAACCTCCCGGATCGTTACCTCCCCGGCATCCCATGCCTGGTTTTTTAATTACATTTTCTGATCAAATAGTCCAATTATATTAATCAGTAATAAAACAACAAGTAAAATTATTAGTATTGTTCCCATTTTATTTCTTTTCCTTGTACTTCTTACGTCTCTTTCTTAATTTGTCCATATGTGATAAACCTATTTCTATTTTCCTTCCCCTCATAGATGGAGTAAGATTTAATCTTTCTTGTTTTTCCAACCAATCGTTTTTAATTTCTTCATCTGACAATTTAGAATCAACCAAAATCCAGGTAGCCGGCATATCCTTCACCTTTACTAAACGCCCTGTGGTTTTTTTCATAATTTTAGCTCTTTATTAAGTTTTTCAATCTTTAGGCGGAGTTTTGTTCTCTTTATCTGGTCTTTGCCATAAAACATTATTTCACCAGAATATTTTTTAAATAACTCAATCAATTCCTTTTGTGCCTCAATAAGCTCATCCCTCTTGTCACTATGTGCAATTTTTGCACTAACTGAATCTAGATAAATTTCACAATCACATTTATCAATTGTTTTATGACAATCCATACACATAATAGAAGTTTTTTCTTTTCTTTGTTCAGCCCTCTTGTCGGCTTGCTCTACTTTCGGAGTCCATAAATGATGCTCAACACATTCAGGACATGAATCATCTAACATACATCCACAATCTTGGAACATTTGGCATCCATCACAGGTTTCATGCTTGTTTTTAGCTTGCTCTACTGGTTGGGATTGCTCAATAGGATGCCAATTACTAAAGCCCTCATCACATCTATTACAGTCAGGAGAATCATTAACGTATAGATCCCTGCAATTTTCACAAGTATTTTCTTTCTCTCCCCCAGTAGGCTCCCCCTGTTTGGATAGGAGTTCTTTGGCAAAATCATTCATTGCTTCAATAAACTCTGGTCTATGCTTTCCACACACCCACCAAAATTCACCTACTTTATCAATGATTATTTGTTCTGCTCTACTATATTCCGTTAGTTTTGCCATCTTATTTGGTTTTAATATTTATCTTATTCTTAAAGTAGTCATATAAATCCATCCTTCTCCTTGAAAAGTTAATGTTTTATCACTCAATTCTCCCGATCTAGTTTCTTTTATGATGTCTCTTAATAAATTAGGAGTGATGTTGAAGTTTATTTTTTCTTTATCATATTTACAAAATACTTTTTCTTCAAACCAACCTAATGTGGTTTCAGCTCTTACTATTAACTTTTTATTAGCTAAAGTAATAGAAACATTATCTTGATTTGATTCTTCATCTAAAGAAAAGATCATAGCACGTTCTAAAATAGATGAAAGTGATTTTGGAAATATTATTCTTTCTCCTTTTATATGAAGATGTGGTGTTGTGTCTACATAATCCTCTTCTTGTATTCTACACGACAATATAGTGCCTTCAGGATTTTTAAAGTGAATCCATCCTTTTCCATCTGCTATTTTAGTAGGTTGCAGCCTTACTACATGAAGAGCATTTTCCCCAGGCAATAGAAAATCTTTTGTTTTTATTTTTTCATTCAAATCACAATGAGTAATGCGATGTCCATCAGAAGATTCAATTATCCCATCTGGGTCTATGTGAATACATTTTAGAATAGGTCTTGACATTTGTTTAGAACAAGAAGGAATACAAAAATTGAGAAAATGATTGAATTTTTCAGGTAATGTTTTCCACTTTCCTTTCTCATTAATTTCTTCATCTAAAGGAAGTTTGATTTCATTTTGAAGAGTTAAACCTGCCTTTGATCTACCAGAAGAGATTATTATTTGATTCTCTTCTTGTTCTAAGGAGATTGTTTCTGCTTTTATTTTAGATAGTAATTGATATAATCTATCTGTTTCTACAGCCCCTTCAATATTTAATTCAGATATTGGGTGAGAAAGACTTATCTCATCATTAAAGGTTACTACACGTCCTTTTACGAAAGCAAAAGAAGTGCTTTGTTCAATGTTCTTTTCTTTCTTTGCCAGACCAGGTTTTACTATGGCCAAAGCTTCTTGTAATTTGTTTTTGTTAATTTCCATAATATTAAATTTTAATTATTAAAATATTGATCTTCGTCTGATTTGTTTATATTGCAAGTCTTTTTCTTTCCAAAGAATTGGAGGTATTTTTTTATGATTTTCTATTCTTTTTACAGCATCATTATAATAATCTTTATCTAATTCAAATCCAATATATTTATATTCTAAATCAATACAAGCTATTAATGAACTAGCAGAACCCACATGAGTATCAAGTATTATATTCCCTTCTTTAGCGTAGTTCTTTAGAAGCCATTTATATAG